TTGAAGAAACACCTGCTCCTGATCTCGTGGCTCATGCTCCTGACGCTGACCAGCTTCGCCGAGACACCGACGACCTCAAAGACGCAACAAAAGTCAGAATCCGAGACCGTCTTGCCAAACTTCAAAAAAATCGACTGGGCGGAAGCCCTTCCGATGTTGGCCCCGGAGGAGGCAATAGCCTTAGGGGAGATCGTTGACCAGTCGATCGACCAATCCTTTGCCCTGGGGTACAAGCAGGCCAGCCTGAGGTACGCTCCCGAGCTTGAATACTGGAAAACCGAGGCCCAATCGGGAAAGGACCGATTCTGGGATGGCTTCCAGTGGGGTTTCGGAAGTGGAGCCATCGTGACCATCGGATTGACCGCCGTGGGAATTACCCTCATTGAGGCGGTCTTCCGATGACCTCAGAAGCGATCCTTGGCCTGGTGATACAGACGGCCGCCCTCTTGGTGACCATTCTCGGGATACTGATTCCCTACCTCAGTGACCAGCGCCGAAAGCAAGCAGAGGCTTTGGCCAACGCCCTCGATGCAATTCGCGATGAACTCGAAGAAGATCGCCGCCGGCACGAGAAGGAAATGGGGGAACTGAAAGCTTCGTTGCTCTGTGAGAGGCAAGATCGAGTGGACAAGACGGCAAGGCTCCACGAACGGATTGATGACATGCAACAGAAGATGATCAGCGAGTTGCAGGATCGAATCGCCGGTATGGAAGGCGAGTTCAAAGGCATGTCGAACATCCTCAACAAGATTCATGAATGGTTTATTCGGCAGGCAGGAAAGGACGGTGGTAGCTGAAATGATCGAAGACATTTTCAAACCAAACCAGCGGATGCTCATCATCCAGGGGCTCTACCGAGACCCTGACTACCGGGTTTCGTCCGACATGCTTCAACGCTTGCTCCGGCAATTCGGCCACAGTTGTGGCATCGCCGAAGTCAACGATCTGGTTGCAGAACTTGAGTGTGCCGGGTACCTCACGACCGAGCGGCTCGCCGGAATGGTCATCGCAAAGCTCACCCGAAGCGGTCTCGATGTTGCCGAGGGCTCTGTCATCGCCCCGGGGATCGATCGACCTCCGTTGGAGCCCTGAAGTGGGTCAGCGAAGCAACATAGAGAAGTTGCCCGAGGAACTGCGTCTTCGTCTCATCGGGTTGCTCCAGGACCCAACCTGCACCCAGCAAGCCGTTGTCGACATCATCAACGAGGAAGCTGGTAAGCCGGTTGTAAGCCTCAGTTCGGTGAACAGGTATTCTCAGAAAATGGCCCGATGGGCGGAGAAGAACCGCCAGGCGCGCGAGGTCGCTGAGGCCTACTCGGCAGCAGGTGACACCCGCAATACGATGGGCAAGGTTCTCAACGAGCAGATCCGTATGCTGGCCTTCGACCTAATGACCGACATCGAGGATCTGAAGAACAGCCCCGACCCAGACAAGGCTATCAGTTCGGGAGCCATGTCGGCATTGATCCTCAACCTCAGTAAGTCGGTGAAGGAGTTGGAACAGGCCGAGAAGCTCAATGCCGAGCGGGCCGCCTCGATCCGACAAGAGGCTCTGGCCGAGGCCGCCAAAGCTATGGAGCAGACCGCCAAGGAGAAAGGCCTCTCTGCTGACACCATCGACCTGTTTAAGCGCAAGATTCTGGGGCTCTGAAGTGGATAGGCACGTCAAGATAATCGCCGACTTCAGGAACCTCAAGTCTAGGGTCCAGGACAGCCGCAATATCGTCGGTTTTGACACGAAGAATGGGAAACGACTGATCCTTCGGTTCCCCGATGAGGGGAGATGCCTGCCAGTCGATAGGCACCTTCGGCTAGTGAAGCTCGAGGGTGAGCCCTTCGAGAAGACGCCATTTGATCTTCTCTTGGGGTACTTCATCGGAGGAGATGTTGCGATCGATCGTATCGTCATCTTTCCGGACAAGACCAAGGCCCTAAGATGGCTGTTTTCGGAGAAGTCCGAATGATCGCCGAAGATGTTCTCCTCCCCTACCAAAAGAGCTGGATGGCCGACCTGGCCGAAGTCAAGGTCTGGTCCAAGAGCCGACGTATCGGTGCCAGCTACGTCGAGGCTTGCGACTCGGCCATTTGGGCTTCGTTGAGTAAGGAAGACGTGGGTCAGGACACCTACTACCTCTCTTACTCAAAGGAGATGACCCAGCAGTTCGCCAAGGACGTGGCTTTCTGGGCCAAGCAGCTGAATGCTGTGGCCAGCGAGGTGGAAGAGGTAGCCATCCAGGACGAGGACAAGGACATCACGGTATATCGAGTCAGATTTGCCTCGGGCAACCAGGTCTGGTGTCTTCCTTCGGTGGCCCGGTCTCTTCGGTCGAAGCAGGGCCGGGTCGTCATAGACGAGGCCGCATTCGTCGAGGACCTTGCCGAGCTCCTCAAAGCCGCGATGGCCCTTTTGATGTGGGGAGGTTGCGTTCGAATCCTATCCACCCACAACGGAGACGACAATCCATTCAACGAGCTGATCAAGGAGATTCGGGAAGGGAAGAAATCCTACTCGCTTCACGAGACCACCATTGACGACGCCTTGGCGGACGGGTTGTACAAGAGAATCCGCCTTGTCAGCGGAAAGCCCTGGGACCAGTTGTCCGAGGACCAATGGAGGGACAAGCTGTTCGCCGATTACGGTGACGCCGCCGACGAAGAGCTGCTGTGCATCCCGGTGCGGGCTGGTACGAGGTATTTCCCCCGGGTGTTGCTCGACGCCTGCGCGGATCCCAACGTTGCGGTGGTCCGTAAGGCCTGCGACGACGCCTTCACGTTTGCAAAGAAGGACCGCCGGGAGGAAGAGTTTGCTCGGTGGTTCAGGGATGAGCTGAAGGAAATCCTCCGAGGCCTGATCCATCCGGCCTACCTCGGCGAGGACTTTGCTCGCTCAGGGGACCTCACCTGCATCGAGATTGACGAACAGATGCCGGATGGTTTGCTGGCCGCCCGGGTCGTAGTCGAACTACGAAATGTGCCGTTTGACCAGCAGTGGCAGACCATCGAGTTGATCATGGAGACCCTGCCAAACTTCAGTGGTGGGGCCTTTGATGCTCGGGGCAATGGACAGATGATCGCCGAGAAGGCCGCTCAGGAGTGGCCAGGGTTTGTTCACCAAGTCATGCTGAGCACCCGATGGTACGCCGAGAACTGGCCTCGGTTGAAGGGCCGGATGGAGGATGGAAAGACCACCATCGCCGCAGACCCATTTGTGGTCGACGACTTCCGGGTCATCGGCTTGAAGGCTGGTGTCCCAGTTGTATTGGAACGCTCGGGAGGACCCCGAGAACGCCGGCACGGCGATGGCGCCATCGCCAAGCTGATGACCGTATTTGCGGCCCTTGAGGACCAAGACGGCGGCTACCAACCCTACAAGTATGAACCGGTGGAGGCGCTCAACGCCTACCGGGCACAGGAGGACGACCCATGGGATTGATCGAAAACATGAAGGCCTATTTCAAGGGGTTGTCTCAGAAAGACCTGGAAGAGAACAACCAGGCCTCCCCCGTTCCCAACTCGAATCGAGGCCCCTGGTCCGACCACAATGTCATTGCGGGAATGACTCCGGCCAGGCTCGGTTCGATCATGGCCGAGGTTCGTCAGGGGCAGATCCCCGCCGAGTACCTGGAGTTGTGCCAAGAAATCGAGCGACGGGACGCCCACTACCGGTCGGTTCTTTCTACACGCAAGCACTCGGTGGAAGGTCTTCCGATCCAGGTCGAAGCGGCCGGTGACGATGAAACGTCGTTGCAGATTGCCGAGGCAGTTCGACTAGATATTGCCAAGCACGACGGAATACGGAATCTGATGAAGGATTGCCTCGATGCGCTCGGGAAGGGTTTCTCTGTGACGGCCGTGCATTGGGATACGACCGACCCGAAGCGCCACCGGTTCGGGGAATTCGTACACAAGGACCCCCGTTGGTTCGCCTACTCCAAAGAAGATGCCCGGACTCTATGTCTACTCGAAGAGCACGGGATCGGGATGGCACCGATCGACCGGCGGCTCTACGTGATCCACGAACCCCGGTTGCTGTCTGGGCCTCAGATTCTCGCGGGCTTGAGCTACACTGCCCTTTACCTTTGGCTGGTCAAACACTTCGACGTGTCGTCGTGGGCCGCCTTTGTTGATCGGTTTGGCTACCCCGTCCGCTTAGGGAAATACGGGAAAAAGGCAACGAAGGAAGACATCGCCACGTTGAAGCGGGCTGTGGCCGCCATCGGTAGCGACGTGGGGGCCGTCATCCCCGACAGCATGATCCTTGAGATCATCGAGTCCAAGACCACCGGAACCAATGCTGATGTGTACGAGAAACTGGCCGTTTGGGCCGACAAGCAGCTGTCGAAGTTGGTGCTTGGCCAGACGGCAAGCTCTGAAGGCACGGCTGGCAAGTTGGGGAACGACCAGACCCAAGAAGCGGTTCGGCAGGACATCATTGACGCCGATGCGGCCCAGCTGGAGGAGACCCTCAACCGGGATCTGGTAAGGCCTTATGTAGCCTGGAACTTCGGCCCCGATGTGGTTCCGCCCCGGTTGGTTCTTCGGCGAGTCGAAAGCCAGGACGTGACCATGGTCACCGATGCGCTGGCAAAGTTGATACCCGTGGGGCTGAAGGTGAAGGCCGAGGAGGTTCGAAATCTTCTTGGTTTGACCGCTCCCGAAGACAATGACGAGGTACTGACTCCACCGAACTTGATGCCGGCCGCGGCCCCTCCTGCCGCCAATGCTGAACGAACCAAGGTCGCCCTGAATTCCCAGCAGGACCTACCTGATGGTGAGGGTGACTTTGTCCCTGTCAGCGATGAAATCGCTCAGGTGCTTGAGGAGGCGGCCTCTGCAAGTTCCGGCTACGAGGAGTTCAGGACAAAACTCGAAACGCTGGTGGTTGATTGGCCCGCTGACAAAATCGCAGAACTGGTGGCCGTGGCAACCTTCGGCGCACGAGCCCAAGGCGCTACCGACTTTGATACCGAGGACTGAGTCATGGCCAAGATGATCCCCGATGCGGCCCTCAAATACCTCAAAGACAAGAACCTCAAACCGGCCTTCAGCTATTTGGACGTTTGGAACGAAGAGCACGCCACAGGGTTCACGGTTGCCAAGGCCATGCAGGTCGATGTGCTGACCGACATCAAGGCCGCAGTGGAACAGGCAGTCGAAAAAGGCCAGAGCTGGGAGAGCTTCAGGAAGAATCTGAGGCCAACGCTTCAATCCAAGGGTTGGTGGGGACGAAAAGACATGGTCGACCCGGTCACCGGTGAAACCGTCTCAGCTCAGCTGGGGAGTGATCGGCGACTGAAGACGATCTATGACGTGAACACCGGCCAGGCCTATCGGAAAGGAACCTGGGACCGGGGTCAGGCCAGCACGGCCCACCCCTACATTCTCTACTCCCTGGGGCCATCGGCCCACCATCGGGAGGCCCATCAGGCTTGGGCCGGGCTGGTTCTACCGAAAGAGGATCCTTTTTGGAACACCCACGCTCCCATGAACGGATGGGGCTGTAAGTGCTATTTGAGGTTCCTCAGCAAGGCGACCTTTGAGAGGTACCAAGCCGAAGGTTACCCGATCCCCAAGAACCTTGATGGAAGTGGAGGCGGTGCCGCCCCGATCAAGACTGAACGGCCCCCCATGCGGTACCAAACCGTGGTCGATAAGCGGACAGGGCGGGTCGAACGGCTCCCCGAAGGGATCTCGCCCGGGTTTGGTTGGAACCCCGGTCAGGTTGGTCGGGATGTTCCTACGTTTTCGGAGTTCCTCAAGAAAACCCGGGCGAACTACCCTCAACAGTTCCAGGCCGTTGCCGAAACGGTGCTGAAGAACACCATCAAGCGAGATCAGTTCAGGGGGTTCATCGACGGAGCCCTTGCTGGAAAACTCACAGGAGACAACCTCACGGCCGCCGGATTCCTTGACGACCAGGTTGTCGGGTGGCTCATGAAGAACAGGGCCAAGGACGTGGGCGCGGGAACCGTGATCACGCTGGAGAGCCGCCTGGTGAAGGGGCCCAAGGCCGACAGACACACCCAGGCCGGCGATGCGCTGAGCGTCGAAGAATGGAAGGGGCTGATCGAAGTGCTTCTGGGGGCTCAGGTGTTTTTCGAAGAGGCCACCGGGAACCTGATCTACCTTGGGTTGAACGGGGAGAAGGTAGTCGTGAAGCTGGAAGGCGAAGCGATATCCCGACGGGGAGCGACTCTCAATCAGCCGCTCATTGTGTCGGTCTACAAGGCGACGCCTGAAGAGGTCGAGCGGATTCTCAAGCTACTGAAAGTAAAATAGCTTGGCCCTCCGGCGGCCAGACACGCATCCCTTACGGGATGCGCCGTCAATCTCTCAAGCCGGTGACCAAGCTTCTTTCAATCTATGCCCGCATCAGAGAAAGATCAAGGGAATAACAGCCCTTGGGCATTCTGGCATTTCTACTGCTGGTAACGTCAGTGCATGACCATCTATATCAGCGGCCCGATCACTGGCTTGCCCCACGGCAACCGGGAGGCCTTCGCCATGGCCGAATTGCGCCTCATCGAGGCCGGCCATGATCCCATCAACCCGCACCATCTCGTCAGCGACGCCTACCCTGTTGCACGGGAGTGGATTGACTACATGCGTCTCGACATTTCGGCCATGATGGACGCCGATGCCCTGCTGATGTTGCCCGGGTTCGCCGGTTCCCGAGGGGCCTCGATTGAGTTTCAGCTGGCTGTAGACCTGGGGATTCCCGTATACCACGAACTGAGTGCTATCCCGGCCGCCATAGGGCCTCGCTGATGCATCAGGAGGCAACGCTCAAGCTGACGACGGGAAGCTTTGGCCATGCCATCAAGCCCCGCTTCCTCGAGATCCTTGAAAGAGAAATGAAGCTGATCGGAGCAGAGGAACTGACGCTGACCCTTGAGTTCTTTGAGACCGGTATGGAGTTCAAGGCCGGTGAGGTCGTGCCGGAGATTCTGGTGCGACTCAAGACCCTTGGATTTCCGCGATGTTCCTCGGACGTGGACCTTTCAAAGGTCGCAACCGACAAGCTGGTGATGGAACTCGTCCAACGTCATGGAGTTGAGGAACACTGGGTCAAATCCTCCGAGCCCTATGCCGTGGTCGTCGGAGGAGGCCGGGAGCAGAATCTGGGCCCCGCCCGAATCTTGGTTCTGGCTGAGTAGCTCTATGAAAGCTTCGATCATCGTTCCACTGGTTTTGGCGTTGGCCTCAATGGTCTGGGGTTACTTCGACGAGCGGGCTGGCTACGGAGCCGGGGACCAGGTAATCATGGCGATCCTCTTCGGCATCGTAGCCATTGTCCAGTCATCGGCGACTTGAGCGTTATGAACCCAGTAGTTCACTTCCACGCCACCAAGTGCCATGATCGACTAACTTTCTTTCTTTCCACCTTGACGGTTTGCCGTAGCTTGGATTGAACCTCAGCCTCCCTGGAAGGGTCATAGGTGATAGTCAGTTTGCGTCTGTCAGCGGTACGGATCTGAAATCTTGGAGGTTCTCCAGGCCACACTGCCAGTTGCCCAAGAATGCCCTCGACAACGAGATCGTCAGTCTCTCTTAGCGAATCCTTCAGGGCCTTGTGAGCCCTATCAAAGTTCTTGCTGGCATCCGCCTCAAAGGTTGTAATCGGTTTGGGTTGAGTTGGAATATAGACTTCAAACGTCGGCTCCCCAAAGGAAGGAAACATCTTCCCGATCGACGTCATTAGCTCCCGAGCAGCTTCTGGGGCGAGCTTTGCTTTTTCACAAAATTCGTCGACTCTTTGGTCTGGATCGCCCATCGTCTGGAGGATAGGGGTAGCTTCCACGACCGCGCGGAGGTGGGCTTTCGTGTCGTTCACAATCTTGATGACTGCTTCATCATCGCGTCTAGACACAATATCGAGAAGCAAGACGGCGCTGGTGGGTGCCGTTCCTGCAACCCTTACGTCAAAGTCAATGAGGGAGGCAGGATGAACCTTCTCGAGGAACTTCTGAACAAAGCTGTAGAACCTCTCAATCCAGGCAGCCGAGAACAAACCATCGCTTGCGTCGGGTAACCTCAGGGCGTAATCATGGGCGCCTCGCCGGAGATCGGAAAACCCGGACTCCCGATCAAACTCGTTCTGCATATTCTCGATGACTTGGATAGATCGGCTGTAGGCCTTGGCGAAGTCGAAATCAGGGTGGCGACGCTTGAAGGAGTCCTGCAATCGCTTCATTTTCTCACGAGCGTGTTGGATGTGCCGGAACTCGACCTTGCCCATATCAGCCCAGGTTTCTGTGGTCATCTTTTTTGCCCCCGTGTCGACGACAAGGTAAGAACGGTGTCTGTCCCAGTAGGCCCAATCCGCAGCTTGTTTTTGGAACCATTCTTGGTCTCCTTGTGAAGGCGGGTCGTCGGCCGGACTTGGCGAAAGTCCGATAACCTTCTTCTCGGAATTTGGCCAAGGGAAGTCTAGCACCGATTGCTCAAAAATCGGAATAGAGTCGTCCTCCTTGAAGAATGCAACATAGGCAACGACGGCTAATCGATTAAGACGGTTAAAAAACACGAGCACTGAGGACGCTTTCTGCTGATTCAACCATTCGGAAACGATGCGCTCGACCATTTTCAGATCGTCGGATGTCCATTGGTCCGTCGTGGCTATTGTTCGTAGTTCCTTGCGGTCGATTCTCTGAACTTGCATCCTTGTCAAATCTCCTTGGCCAACTAGGTCCTAATTCCGGCCGTCTTTCTTCATCGTGTCATTTCCCTGGATGGCAGACATTGCACGCCTCCAGGCCCATTTTCTTTGCACTCTCAATCGTTGTTTCGAGGACTTGCTTCGACTTCTTGATGGTCCGACAAGTCTGGACGTGGTACTTCCCCCCTTTTGGGGTGTAGTAGACCGAAGTGGTCGAAGCCTGGGCCACGATGGTGACCAAGAAGAGGAGTAGGAGGAAGACGGTTACCCTTCGGTACACACTCATTTCTTCATCGCGTCCTTCAGCGTTTTTCGTACCGTACTTGTCTTTAGGTACCTGTTCTGGTCCAAGTAATCGAGGGCGGTACGACCGGTATCGTCTTCCAGGTTCGGGTTGGCTCCGGCCTTCAAGAGCGCAGGGATCGCCCAAGCAGTAGAAGCGTCGTGCTGAGCCAGAGTCATCAGCGGGGTCGTTTTCATGTATGTGCCGGGGATATTTGGATCCAAACCTTTTGCTAACAGGTAGTCAATGACTTCTTTCTCCGCATCTGGCCACACTGCCGTGTTGATGACCGGGACTCTAGCCCTGTTTAGAACCTTCGCACTGAGACCGCCATCAAAGAACATCTTGAGAATCTCAAGTGTCTGGCGGTTCTCCATGCCGGCCCTATGAAAGACTGCCAACACAGAAACCGTGCCTGGAATGTCTTTTTTATCGAGGCACTTTGTGAAAAGGAGCTTCACGACCCTGAGATCCTCATTAAACTCCAGGGCTGAATCTAGGGCTGTAGCACCTACATCGTTTTTTGCCGTAGGATTTACACCCAACGCCAAAACGCTCTTGACCTTATCGAGCGACCCCTTTTCCGCAACAGAGGATAAAAGGGTCTTATTCTGGAAAGTTGCATTTAGGTCCACCCCGTGTTCGGCCAGGAAGACAAGGACTTGCGGGTTTTCGGATTTTGCAGCTGAAAAAGCTAAAGGCTCACCATAGGGCCCCAGGCTGGAAACCTTGGCACCGGCTTCAACGAGTGCCTGAAGGATTTCCATATTCCCCTTTGCCGCTGCAAAGTGGATCAAAGGGCCATTTTCATAATCAAAGAATTCATAGTCTGCACCTGATGCGAGAGCTAGTTTTACTTTTTCTGGTGAGTCGTAGGTGATCGCCCTGATCAAATCGTTCGTGGCGTCATTTTGACCAAAAACAGCTGTGGCACAGAGCAGAAACAAGACTCCGACTAGGTATTTCATTTCACATTTTCCTCATGCCGTAGCGAGCCCGGCCGACGACCTCAATCTCTTCGGGCCTCGCCTCAAAGGGGCTGTACTTGGGGTTGTCGCTGATGACAAGGACCGCGCCTGGGCGTTTTGATAGACGCTTCACCAGGCCGTGTCCGTCGAGACGAACGGCATAGACCCCGTCCCCGTCCCAGCCCTGCTTGTCGCAAAGCACCATGTCGCCGTCGTACAGGGTTGGTTCCATTGAATCGCCCGATACGCTCAGGGCTGCAATGTTGTTGCCAAAACGGCGGAGGGCACGGGGCACTTCAATGTAACCAACTACAGTGTCGGCTTCCTGAAGGTCAGCTCCTGGGCCTGCGGAGAGTGCCTGATCGAGAAGAGGAACTACGAAAGCCCCCTCGCCCGGCACGCTATCCTTAATGGCCAGAAGGCGCTCTCGGTCGGCAACCTGCCGTTCGAGCCTGACGATTCGGCCCACCACATCGGCAGGCGTCTCAGGGTCTAGGGTTCTTGCCACCGACATGACCTGCTCATGGGCTTCTTTACTAACCCCAAGACCGACACTGGGCCCCTTCAGGAAGGGGCTGGGACGGAACATTTCACCTTCGCCGGAAAGATAGGCTGGGTTGAGGCCTATCCGATCTATCAGCTTCAGAAGGAAGTCGGAACCAGGGTTCTTGGATCGCCCCGTTTCGATCTCGCTGATCAACTGAGGTCGAACATCTAGTTTTCGGGCAAGCTCAGCACCGGATAAACCAGATTTTCTTTTCACTTCGCTGATAAAAACAGGCCAGTCAATCATTTTTCTCACGTAATCCTATAAATCAGTTGACATGACTGATATATCAGCCGATAATCAGAACATCGGAGGGCGAGTATTCGCCCTTGAATGAAAAGAGAAAGGCGACCCGACGGCGACAACCTTGTGGTCACCCTCTCTCAAAGGACGGTTTCAATTATGGTTCAAACGGGAAAACCCGTCAAACCCTTTCCGTATGCTCCCGCCGAGGTCAGAAAGGCCAAGATCCGGTATCTACTGGCTCTCCGGGGGACCAACTTAAAGGGGCTCCACAAGCTCCTCGCTTGTAATCCTTCCTATCAGTTCATGGCTCGAGTGGCCGAGGGGGAACGGAAGTCTGCCACCCTCGAAACCAGGATCGCGGGTGCCCTGGGAGTTACCCGTGACCAATTGTTTGGTGGCGAGAGCCTTGAGATCTGGAGGGTGGCATGACCATCAAGGTTACCCATCGCGGCCCTAGCGTGGGCCTTTACAAGCCGCTTCCTGAGATTGCCAACCGTAGCGACGGGACAATCATCGTGCAGTATGAGCGGAACGACCGGCCCCACCGGGTTCTGATCCCAGCCACCCAGCGTCGGGGGCTGTACTTCGTCACCGCCATGGACATCGTCCGATGGGTGGAGGGGGCATCATGACCGCCCCTGTGCTCGACAAGGTCGAAGAGACCCTCAAGCCCTGCCCCTTCTGCGGCTCAGTCCCCATGCTGGATCGGCCGCTCGATGATGACGACAAGCCCCTATCGACGGGCTACTGGATCTTCTGCACCGGGTGTGACGCCTTCCTGGGTGGGGTGGCCGATGAATCGACCATCGAAGACGTGGTGGGTCAATGGAACCGCCGGACTAGGGGTGCCGAATGAAAGACCCCAAAGAGCTAGATGTCCGCAGAGAAGTGGGCTGGGTCGATGACAACTTTGTCGAGCTGGTCGTCAGCCATGTCAAAGGCAAGTACCAAGTCTCTGTCTTATTAAATGGTGACGTGCGAGAGATCAAAGCTGTGGACCACGCGATCGACGCGGCGATGATCCTCGATGCCATCGAGTTCGACGTCTTGAAACCCTATCAACGTAAACAAGGAGTTGCCGTATGACTGACGTTCCTCAAACAATGACCGACAGCCAGGGGAGGCTTGTCCCCATCGACTTGGTGAAGCCGATCGACAAATTGCGAGATCAGACCGTCCGCCTGATTGTCGGAAGGGCCCATATGCTCCGCCAGGCGGTGGTCACGTTCAAGGCTGACACCATGGCCGACCTGACGGAGTTTCTTGCCACCAGCGCCCAGGAGTACGGCAAGGTCTACGGTGGTGAAAAGGGCAACGTCACACTGATGAGCTACGACGGCCAGTACAAGATCCTGATCGCCATCGATGAAAGCATTGTCTTTGACGAGCGTCTGCAGGTCGCCAAGACGATCATCGACGAGTGCATCGTGCGCTGGTCCCTGGGGGCTCGGGACGAGATTCGGGCCTTGATCAACGATGCCTTCTACGTCGACAAGGCCGGGCGGCTGAACACCAACCGTATCCTCGGGCTCCGCCGGCTGGACATCGTCGACCTTGATTGGAAGAGGGCGATGCAAGCCATCACCGACAGCGTGCAGGTGTCCTCCACCAAGCAGTACGTCCGAATCTACGAGCGCAACGACAAGGGCGAGTACCAGCAGATCGCCCTCGACCCGGCGAAGGTGTGACGATGAGCGCCCAACATCGAATCATCGACCTGGTCGAGGTGCTGGCCAAATCGGGCCGCGACGGGATGGCGAACAAGGACCTTTGCGCCGCCCTGAAGCTGTCGGCGACCACGGTCTGCCGCGACCTCGACGTGCTCAAGGACGGGGGGTGGATGGAGCGGACCTTTGACGGCAACGCCCGCCTGACCCCCCAGTTTGCCAATTGCGCGAACCTGATGGCCCGGAGTTTCCAAGAGGCCAAACTGCGGCTGAGTGCCGACGAAGAACGCTACCGGAGTGCCATGCAATGAGTGATGAATCAACCCCTGTTTCAGAAGTTCAGGACGTTCCCAAAGCCGCCCGCCGGGGTCGCCCGACCCTGGCCCAGATGACCGCCGGCCAAGACCCCGTCGCCCTCGAAAGGGAGATGGAAGAAGACCGCCGGCTGGCCCTGGTCGAGAAGCAGTACGGCGACGACCTGCCCTTTGATCAACACCGGCTAGAGAATGAAATCGTCTTTTACTTCAAGCAATCGGCCAACGCCTACTTCGAAGCCGGAAGGCGCTTGGTCCGCCTCAAGGAGCACGTCGGACACGGGGCATTCATGACGTCCCTTGAGCGGATTGGTCTCGAGTATGAAGTAGCCAAGAAGACCATGTTCACGGTGAGGAAGTTCATCGAGGCGAACGCTGCAAAAGAGGAAGCGTTTACCACTTTGAGTCCTTCCAAGCTCTACGAGGTTGCCCTCTTGGATTCCTCTGATATCGAGGAACTTGCGGCTGGTGGAACAGTGGCGGGAAAGACCGTTGACGACCTCGAGAAGATGACTGTCCGCGAAATCAAAGAAACCTTCCGTAGGGAACGCGAAGACCGCAAGGCAAAAGACGCTGCCAGGGAAGATGCGATCGCCAAGAAAGAAGAGATGATCAACAAGCTCGAACGAGAACTTCGGGGGACTCCTGATCGAAGCCTTCGGGAAAAAGCTGGCATTGAGCTCTGGGATTGGAAGGCCAGGTTCACGGTTCGGTGTCAAGAGCTGATCGCGACCATGGATCTGATGGAGGAGATCTTGAATGCCACGACGCTGATTCCCGATGTGAGTCTGGAGCAGATCAGGGCCTTTGCTGATGAGCTGGTCGATGGGGGGACCGCAGGGGTTTTCACCCGCTGGGAGGCTCTGACCGAACTGATCAACGGCCTCCGGCCAGCCGGGGAGGAAGAGAGTGTTCGCCGCCTGGGCTGAGAGGATGGCCGAGGCCAAAACAGCGAAAGAGCGGACCGCAGTGGTGACCGAGGTGTCCCGTCTGGCCGGAGTGTCCATGGACAAGGCCTACAGGATTCTCCATGAGCATGGCTGGTCGAGCGGGCGCAAGCGTCGCCAAGATGCCGGTACCACAGGTCAGGACGAGCTGGCTTTGAAGTTTCTGGCTGCCATTGTGGTCGAGGGGGTTCGCAAGAACGGAAAGGCCACCATGACCGTTCCCCAGGCCCGCTCCATCCTCGAGCAGAATGGATTCCAATTCGCGGTCGGGGACTCCCGGATCAGAGAACTATTACGGAGGACGAAGATGGATTTGAAAAGCCTGGCCAAGCCGGCCCCGGCCCAGTACATGCGAAGTCTGCATCCCAACCATGTTCACATGGTCGACCCCAGCCTGGCCCTGATCTACTACGCCCCCGATGGGAGCCAGTATGTCATTCATGATGACGAGGCATACAAGAACAAGCCCGCCTTCATGAAGGGCAAGGAACATCTGCGGTGCTGGCGCTACGTGTTGACCGACCACTACTCCGGGACGATCTGCACCCGCTACTACCAGGCCGACGGCGAGAACATGGTGAACCTGTTTGACTTCCTGCTGTTCGCTTGGGGAAAGAAGGCCGATCCCATGTACCACTTTCATGGTCTTCCGGAACTCCTAATCCTTGACCCGGGGTCGGCCAACGTGTCCAAGCCCATGGTGCGGGCACTGTCCAGCCTGAGGGTCAACGCCAACCCGCACCTGCCGGGCAACCCCCGGGCCAAAGGGTCGGTGGAGGGGGCAAACAACCTGGTGGAACTGGGACTGGAGAGCCGACTTCGGTTGGAGCCTGTCAACTCTGTAGCCGAGCTGAACGTTCTGGCCGACAACTGGTGCGCCGCCTTCAATGCCAACCAGATCAAGGGAAAGGACTGTCAGCTCACCAGAAACGGCATGCGGCTCGGAAGTCGCCTTGGCCTTTGGGACCGCATCACCGTCGACCAGCTGAAGGAACTGCCCGATCCCGAGATCTGCCGACTTCTCCTCAGCTACGAACCAGTGACCAGAATCCTCGACGGCCACCTGAGCTTCAGCTACGACTACCCCAAGGTTGGCAGGCAACTCTACTCGATGTACGGCCAGCCGGGCTTGATCGTCGGGAGTGAGGTGTTGGTCCAGCCCCTGTTGGTTGAGTCCGAGGCCATGATGTTGGTCAGCTGGAAGAATGGCCTGGAGGATATCGTCACCGAGGTGAGGCCGATGGAAAAGGATACCGCAGGATTTGCCATGCTCGGGGCTGTCTACGGCGAAGAGTACAAGAGGCCCAAGGATACTGTCGCTGACACAAACCGGAAAGAACTTAAGAGGCTGGCGTACGGCACCACCGAGCCCAAGCGTGGAGCCAGGCCCTTCGCGGATCTCAACGACGGCCAAGGGCTCAAGGCCCACTCCTTCATCAAAACCGACGGGTGGGACGAGATGGACATCAAGCCTTCCCCGAAGACCGGCACCCCCATCGAAGTCACCGCCGCCGATGTAGTCAAACCCGAAGAGGTTGTCTGCACCGCGACCGAGGCCGTGAAGAGAATCAAGCCCAAGCTCTTCCCCTCTGACCTGCCCGCCGGCTACCTGACCGAGCTGAAAAACCGCTACCCCAACGGTGTGCCCACCAGCCACCTCGACGACCTGGCCCACGAGATCCTGGCCGGAAATACCAAACTCACCACACTCTTCAAGGAGGCCTGACATGCTCAGCCTGCAAGCCCGCAAACAATTCGCCATCACCAAGGACCCCTTCACCGACGACATCGCCAGCGCGGCCGATGTCTACCTCAACGACCGGATCAGCTTCGGGGTGGAGTACCTCTACCAGACAGCCAAGGCCGGAGGGATGATGGCCCTCCTTGGCGAGTCCGGATCTGGCAAGACCACCGTCAGGCGACTGGCCACCGACCGGTGGCAGAGCGAAGGCCAGAAGGTTCGGGTCATCAGTCCCCGGTGCATCGACAAGACCCGGTTGACCGCCAGCCTGATCTGCGATGCCATCATTCAAGATTGCTCCACGGAACCACCCAAACGGACCCTTGAGGGCAAAGCCCGCCAAATCGAACGGATTCTGACCAATTCCAGCCGGGCCGGCTGGAACCACGTGCTGATGATCGAAGAGGCTCACGACCTGACGATCAACACCCTCAAGTACCTGAAACGGTTCTGGGAGCTTGAAGACGGTTTCAAGAAGCTCCTCGCCATCGTCCTGGTCGGCCAGGTCGAAATGAAGTCCAAGCTTGATGAGAGCCGCAACTGGGAAGCCCGGGAGGTGATCCGCCGGATCGAGGTGGTAGAACTGGACCCTCTGGCCAATGGCAAAGAAATCGGTGATTACCTCACCCTCAAATTCCGCCGGCTGAACCTCGACCGCAACCAGGTCATCAGCGACGAGGGGTGTGAGGCCTTGGCCGCTCGGCTAAGGCGCAAGACCCGAGAAGACGTGGTCTACTCGGTGGCCTTCCCGCTCTTGATCAACAACTGGACCCGGCGTGCCTTGAACATGGCTGCTGACCTGGGCGCCGAACTGGTCGATGCCGAAGTCATCGGTAGCCTCTGAGGTGCCGGCAATGAATCAGACACAACTGGGGACTGTGCTGATGGTAGCGATGATGGTCGTGTTCGTTGTCCTGCCATTCATCTGCATCTGTATCCAATAAAAACCTGGGAGGGGAACGACATGAAAAAGGTGGTCAGCGTGACCTTCGAGGACTATGAAGATGTCGAGGAGTTCGCCAAGAGGATGGGACTTGGAAACGTGCCTAATTTGGTTCGTTATGCCGTCAAACAGTACCAGAGCTGTTCTTGGAAGAAAGAGCCACGGAAACTAGTTTCCGGCGCGGATGGTGGCAAGCCTGAGACCAAGGCGGGATGACATGGACCGTAAAAAGCTCATCCAGCTGATTCATGTCGCCAAAACCAAGCTTGGCCTGTCGGAGGACCGTTACCAAGCGGTCCTCGATGGGGCCACAGGTAAAGGCTCGTGTGCCGACATGAGCGTCCTTGAACTGAGCAAGGTTCTGGACGCCATGAAAGCGCTGGGGTTCAACCTCAAGGCTGGAAAACGCAACCCGGTCAGGGATGGCGAGGTGACTGGATCGCCGGATCGGCTGACCGGTCGGCAGATTTACTATATCAAAGGCCTCTTCGACCTGGCCTGCCGGTCCACCAGTGAGAAAGCGCTGAGGGCCCTGATCAAGCGCCAGACAGGAGTTGAGGACATCTCCTTTGTTCCAAGGGCCAAGGCTTCAGCATTGATCATGATGTTGCGAGACATCACGACGAAAGCCGGGTTCGACCCCAACGGGCCGAGGGGGTCGAATGACCCAGCTTAGCAGCGAAATGGTCACCGTGGTCACCTTGGCCGGGGCCGACCGTTCAGTGGCCATCCGAGCCGTGCGTGCTCTACTGCGGGAATTCGGCGGTCAACTGATCTACTTCCCTGCGGCCCGGGAAACCTCAAAGCAGGTGGAAAGGTTGCGGGGTGTGTTGGAGGAGGAGATTGGCGGTGGTGCCGAGAAGGTAATCGAGGCGTGGTCTCGGGTCTATGGAGGGGCCCAGCTGTACCTTCCCTTGGAGCACCGAGCCTTTCGCGATGAGATTGCCGATGAGATCTACCGTCGCTACGACGGTAAGGCCGACACGATGAATGAACTCTGCAAGGAATACCGGACCAGCTACGTCCAGATCTACCGGCTGTTCCATCTGGGGCAGGAGAGGAAGACCCAGCCAGACATGTTTGCCTCTGACCGGGATTAACAGCCCTTAGCTCAGCCAATTCTTTCACCTTTGAGATACTGCCTGCATGAAGCACGGCAGTATTTTTTTTGCCCTGAACGCCGAAGCCGGGAAAGCCCCTTCCCGAGTGCAGCTCCTCCCCGCTGGGACCCAAGTCATGGGTCGAGATGGGCGGTGGTGGAACAACTCAAACCCACAGGCAGTCATCGAGCGGACCGTGGCGAGAAATGTCGATCTAGCCATCGACGAGAACCACGTCACCGACAAGGAATACAACGGAGTCCCCACCCGGGCCATGGCCTGGCTGTCGAACCTCACTGTTGAAACCAATGGCGAAGTCTGGGCGGATGCCGCCTGGACCCCAGAGGGACAGTCCTTGGTCGAATCCAAGGCATACCGGTATTTGTCACCGGTGTTCAGCTTCGACTCCAACACAAAAGAAATCGGGGCCATCATCGGGGCCGGGCTGGTCAACCGGCCCAATCTCGACCTGGCCGCCCTGAACAGTGAATCCCAATCCCCTGAGGAGGAATCCATGAAGAAAATTGCGGCGGCCCTGGGCTTGCCCGAGACCGCGACGGAGGACCAGGTCCTTGTGGCCCTGAACGCCCTCCAAACCAAGGCCACGAACAGCCAGCAAGTGGACCTGTCTGTGTACGCCCCCAGGGCAGACGTGGCGGCGATGGAACAGCGGGCCATCAACGCCGAGACCAAGTTGGCTGAGCAGTCGAAGGCTGACCTGCAGAAACGGGCCGAAGTCACCGTCAACTCGGCGGTCACCGGTCGCAAGATCGCACCGGCCAGCAGGGACCAGTACTTGGCCCTCTGCGCCACCGAGGAAGGTCTGGCCAGCTTCGAGAAGATCATGGCCACGACCCCGGCCGTGTTGCCCGAACTCCCGAAGGACCCCGTGACGACCCCCGGTGGAAGCACCGCGCTGAATGCCAGCGAAGAGGCTGTGGCCCGGGCCGCCGGCTACTCCAATGACGAATGGAAAAAGCTCCAGGAGGGCTCGAAGAAATGATCATCAAAGCTGACACCCTACAAGCCCTGCGGACCATGGTCCGGGGCGAGTTTCAGGCTCGAATGGCCCAGCTTGGTCCCAAGGAGGACTACAAGAAGCTGGTCACCATCGTGCCGTCGACCACGGCCCAGAATACCTACGCCTGGATGGGCAAGTTCCCCAAACTGCGCAAATGGATCGGGGCCCGGGTAGTAAAGTCGATGTCCGAGCATGGCTACGCCATCACCAACGAGAAGTTCGAATCCACCCTTGGCATTGATCGGACCGACATCGAGGACGATAACCTCGGGGTCTACCGACCTCTGGCTCAGGCTGAGGCTGACGCGGTGGTAGATTTCTTCAACTTGGAAGTCTTCAATCTGCTGAAGAACGGATTCGCCGCTCTCTGCTACGACGGCCAGAACTTCTTTGACACCGACCATCCCATCTACCCCAACGAGGACGGTACCGGTGTTGCCGTGGCCACCTCGAACATCATCACTCCTGCCGCCGCCGGCACGCCTTGGTACCTGGTCAACCTTGAGGGAGTCCTCAGGCCGTTCATCCTTCAGCAACGTTCTGCGCCGGAGTTCGACGAGCTGACCGATCCCAAGAGCGACAGCGTGTTCACCAACGACCAGTTTCAGTTCGGCATCCGTTACCGGGGAAGCTTCGGTTATGGGTTCTGGCAGCAGGCGGTGGCCAGTAAGGACACTCTCAACGCCGCCAATTTCGTATCGGCCAAGAACCGTATGGCGGGCTTCACTGCCGACGGAGGCGCTCCCCTGGGTATCCGGCCCACGCACCTGGTCGTGCCCCAGTCTCTGGAAGCGACCGCCAAGGAGTTGCTCAAACAGAACCTGGCCGGTGGCGAAAGCAATATCCACTACAACGCGGTCGAGCTGATCGTGTCGCCGTGGCTGTGAGGTGAAGCATGAGTAAAGGTAAGAACCCTATGCCTCCGACACCTCCAACACCCCCAGTGACGAAACCTCCTGTGACCACTCCGTCGTCGGAAGGAGGCGTTACCACGGTGCCACCCGGGTCACTGCAAGCAGCGGGAGCCAACCTGAACCAACAGGGAGCTATCGAGACACTGACGGTGACCCTGCGCCACAAGACTCCCAACGCGGTGTACCGCCGGGCCTGGGTGGTGCTGACCAAGGTAGCCAAGCAGTACGAAGTCACTGCCGAACAGTTCGAGATTCTGATTGACGACACCTGGATTGAAGTGGTCGAGAACGATGCGGTGGAGGACGCAGAGAAATGATTCCGCTACTGAGCGTGGCCGAGCTGGCTGGGATGCTTTCCCGCCAGGCGGTTCTCCCTGTTGACCAAAACTCTGAGACCGGTGCCCTCGATGAGGCACGGATCACCGAAGCCCTCAAGGTGGCTACCGGTGTGATCGTGACCCATCTTCCCTGGCTCTTGGATTCCGTCACGGGAGAAATCGCCCTGCCTCTGCCCGCTCAGTTTGCCGACACCCTCCGGGGTGTTTGTGCCGACATCGCCATGCTTAGGCTGACCGATGCCGTGACCAGCAAGGAGGACGACCTCAAGCGCCAGGCGCAGTCAATCGACCTACTCAAGACCATCGCGAAGGAACGGCAAGGCGGACTGCTTGGCCCGGAGTACCAAGCCGCCGAACTGGTCGAAGAAGACCTCGCTGCGGGGATCTCTGACAGACGGTTCTGGAAGAAGGGAGAGATGCTTTGAGCGCGGCCATGATCAAATTCGACACCAGGGAGATCGAGCTTCTGGCCCGCCGGCTCAACAACGGTGCGGCGCTAAGACCCTCCGACCGAGTACAGCTACTGAAGAACTTGGGAGCGGAGATCGAGGACCAGACTCGGGAAAGATTCGCCACCAAGGAAAGTCCTGATAGTGAACCCTGGGCGGACCTCAAGCCGAGTACCATTGAGAACTACACCAAGAGAAAGTTCTCGGGGAACACCCTGCTTTTTCTCAGCGGCCAACTCCACAACACTATCGAGTCTCAGGTTCAGAACCAATGGTCTGTGCTTGCTGGAGCGACTGAAGAATATGCGGCCGTTCACCAGTGGGGCTGGGAGGCTCGGGGTATCGACGCCCGGCCCTACCTCGGTGTCGGTCCTAACGATGAGCAGGCCCTGGCGGGCATCGTGACCACCTTCATCCAAGGCCTTATGGCGAGGCCGGCATGAGCGTGGTTAGCTACAAGGACATCCGTAACGCCGCCGTCCAGGCCCTTGCTACCGCCTTCGCACCGATTCGCGGCCTAAAAGTTGAGGCCCATCCGGGTCGCTTCGACGAGGCAGAGATCAAGAGGCTGGCGGTCTTGGCCCCAGCCCTGCTGACCAGTCTGATGCGGATTTCTCCAGCTGAAGGCGAGGACCTTCAGACCATGGAGTTCGTCACTTGGGTGATAGTTCGAGCAGACAACCAGGACACCCTTTTCGATAGGGCGTTGGCTCTGATTTCCCTCCTGACCCCAACCCTGAGGAACCTCGACACCGAGTGGTCGATCGGCGGTGGGCAGGGCATCGAAGCAACGAATCTTTATACCAGCTCGCAGGGGGCCATCAACGTGTCCCTGTGGGCCGTCAATTGGACTTGGAAGGTACGTGCCAACCAGGTCGGAATCTCCGAGGGAGGAATCCTCCTCCCCGGGGCGTTGGAACTCTTCGAGGGTGCCACCGCCGAAACCCTACTTTCGTAAGGAGGCCCATGATGGGAGCCATTCCGTTTACCCAGATTCCCGAAAGCCTACTGGTCCCCGGACAGTATCAAGAAATCGACAACTCGTTGGCTGGAGGAGTCGAAGACGTCAAGCGCGTTCTGATTGTGGACGTGAAGGGTGCCACCGGTGAAGCCGTTGCTGGACAGGTTGTCGGGGTCACCAGTGAGGCCAGGGCCAGAACTCTCCTCGTTGCTGGTTCCCCTGCGGCCCGACTCGCCCAGGCCTACTTGAAGGTCAACAAGGTCGATCAGCTGTTCGTGCTCCCGGTCGCTGAGAACGCCGCCGGGGTAAAGGCGGTCAAGAAGATCACCTTCACCAATGTCGCCACAAAGGCGGGGGTGCTAACCAGGTACATCGGCGGCCAGAAGGTTCAAGTGGCTGTGGGAGCCAATGAACCCTCTGCCACCTCGGCGGCCGCCTTCATCGCGGCGGTCAACGGGCTGGTCGATATGCCGGTCGAAGCCTCGGCCGGGGGCGCTGGCAACGAGGTGTTGCTGACCGCTGGAACCAAGGGCACCGACGGCAACTTCATCGACATCGCCGCCGGGCTTGCCGGTGAAACCGATCCTGCCGGCGTAAGCCTGGTGGTGACCACCGTCACCGCCGGTGCCGGGAACCCCGACGCCGCCGCCGCCCTCGCGGCCCTGGGGGATGTTCGCTACCACTATATTCTCACCACCCTCGATGACCTGGCCAACATGACCGGATACCAAGCAGAACTCACCGATCGATACTCGGCCACCCGGCAGATTGGTGCCCGGCTGTTCGTCGCCATTTCGGGTGAGGTGGGCGACGAGACCGCCGCTGGAACCATGATTCACCAGGCAGAGACCATCAACAACCCGCACCTGGTGCTGATCCCCCGGGGTAAGAATCCCCACGATCCCGCTTCTTGGGTCGGGCGTCTGGCCGGCAAGGCCATCCGCCGCCTGGCCGATGATCCGGCGGCGAATACCTACGGCCTTGAAGTGGATGGCCTGGTCGTGACCCATTCGTACACGGCCGCCGAGCGTCAGGCCCTGCTCATGGCGGGCATCGCGACTTGGAAAGAGTCTGCGGCCGGAGGCGTGGTCATTGAACGGCTGGTGACCTCATACACTGAGAACGCCGATGGAGACCGGGATACCAGTTACCTCGACGTTCAGGTCACCGAGACGGTCGATGCCATTCGAACCTACAACAACTCCCTGATCGCCAAGCGGTACAAGGGGTGGAAGTTGGCGGCCACCAATGAGAACTTCGGGCCGGGGGCCAAGGTCATGACTTCCGTGATCCTCAAGTCCTTCCTAATTGAAACCTATGCCGAGACCTTCATCAAGGAACGGCAGTGGTGCCAGGACCTGGACAGCTACAAGTCCAGTGTGATCGTCATTCCCCAGCCTGGAAGCAAGACACGGCTCAACTATCAACACCGTCCCACTCTGATCGGCCAATTCTACCAGGCAGCCGGTCTGACCCAGTTCGAATAAGGAGATGTCATGAAGCTTAATAAAGTAATTCGCGTCACCAGCGCTGCTCTGGGAGAGTTTCCCCTCAAGGAAGATGGGGCCACGTTCAAGCCCTCGGGCATGAAGCGCGACACCCATGTTGCCGAAGTTGCTGAAAATATCGGCTACACCGAGACCCCCCAGGCGGCCACCTTGGACATGACCATTCAGGCCACTCTGGACGCCAGCGACATCAATGCCCTGCAGACCGACTCACTGACGATTTACTTGGCCGGGGGCGGCGTGCATACCATGCCCAACGGCTGGTACGACGAGCCTGCTGAACTCGGCAAGGGCGAGATCAAGGTGAAGTTCACCTGCGGCAAAAGCCAGAAGATCCAATGACCACCATCCATCTTCAAAGTCCCCTCAAGAAGGGAGAGGTCACCATTGAGGAGCTGACCTTCAAAGAGATGAATGTCGGCCACCTCCTGGCTGTGGATGGGCTGGATATGAACACGGCCGCCGCCACGATCGCCTTGGCTTCGGCCCTTACCGGGGCCCCTGCTTTGATGTTCCGCGGGATGGGGCCCGACGATTGGGTTCAGGTGAGGACTGAGGTGCGCATGGCCTTCAATCGGTTCGCGGGAGTATCGAAGCAGGGGATTGTGGCGTCCTTGGCCGTGGAGCTTTCACCGGAGGACTTCGCGGAATTGATCAAGGCCTATGCCGCCGACCGTGGATTGGATTTGGCCGTCTGGATGGATGCCCAGGGCGAGGCCCCGGGCGAAACCCCTTGACGGGAGACGGCGGCGAGGACGACTCGCTGACCGTCTCCCAATTGATCGAAGAACTCCGAGCGGCCTGTGCAGACATTCTGCACGTGCTTCCCGGCATGACCTTGGCCGAGCTGAAAAAACTTGACTGGGCAGGCCTATGCCGCTGGAGAACCACGGCGATCGCTGTCTACAAAAACACCCGAGGGGTTCAACATGGCTGATCAAATTCGGGCCGGGGTTCTCCTGTCCCTCAAAGACACCTACTCTCCAGGGATCAAGAAAGCTGGGGCTGAAACCAAGGGCTTCGAGTCTGGAATTCTTTCCAGCATGGAGAAGATCAATCGAGCCACCAGCGGCGTATCGGCAAAAATGGCCGGGGTGGGTCTGACCATTGGCACAGGCGTGGCGGTCAACGACCTGATAAACACGCAGGCTCGGATGGAGCGGTTGGCCACCAGCTTCGACATTTCTACCCAGGCTGCTGATCAGCTCAAAGCCAAGATTTATCAGGTTTCCCAGTCTCCCGAGATCAAGGTGGATAAAGGAGAAATTCTGGGGGCGATGGAACAGATCGCCGAGCGCACGGGTGACCTGAAGTTTGCCGAGGAAAACGTCAGAGCGATCGGCCTGGCGATCCAAGCTACAGGTGCAACCGGCGATGACATCGGTGGGATGTTTGCCGAGTTCCAGAAGATGGGCTTGGGGGCCAAGGATTCGATGGCCGCCCTCGAGGCCCTAACCGTTCAGGGCAAGAAAGGAGCCTTCACCCTACAGAACTTGGCCGGCCTTGGTCCACGGACCATAGCGGCCTACTCGGCGACGGGCCGGACCGGAACGACAGCCCTTCGAGAGATGGGAGCCGCTCTACAGGTAATTCGGCAAAGCACCGGAAGCTCTGAACAAGCGGCCACCAGCTTCGAAGCTGTCATGCGTAACCTGACCGACCCGGTGAAGCAGAAAGAACTCAAGAAGATGGGAGTGGCTGTTCGCGATCAGGCGGGTGAGTTCAGACCGATCACCACCCTGTTGGCCGAGATCGTCACCAAGGCCAAGGGCTCCCCTGAGGCTCTCGGTTCGATCTTTGATGCCGAGGCGATGCGGGCCTTCAATGCCTCGATCGCCGAGTATCAGAAGTCGGGGGCGGTCACCAGTCTAGAGGAGTTCTTGGCCCTCCAAGGTGATGGCAATACCATCCTGAGGGACTCGGCCCGCAACGCCCAAACGCTCAAGGCAAACATTACGAACCTTCAGGGAGCCTTCACCAAGTTCGCCGACAAGAACCTCACCGCCCCGTTGGGGGTGATCGCCGACACGTTGAACCGGCTGGCCGAAAAGCCCCGGGAATTGCAACGGGTTTTCACAACGATTGCCGTTGGCCTGGCCGCCGTTGCCGCCGTCAAAGGTCTGACAACCGCTACCACCCTGGTGAAGAACTTGAAGGACCTGAAGGCTCCTAAAGGGTTTGGAGGGGCTGGAGGTGCCACAGTAGGGGGTACTGGGGGAGCACGGCCGGTGGCGGTCATGGTGACCAACTGGCCGGCGGGAGGGATTGGAACGGGAACAGGCTCTGGCGTTGGCCTGACCCCTGAGGTGGGGGCGGATGGCAAAGGCAAACCAGAATCGGCCATGAAATCAAAGGCCGACAAGTTGAGGGCACAGAAAGCCAGCCAGACGGCAGCCTTGAAGGGTGGGCTCATCGCCGGGGGTATCCAGCTGGCCCTCAACGCCGCAGGATCTGTCCCAGACATGTTGGCCGTGGCTGGAGACTCAACACTGACTGATCGTGAAAAGAGCAAGGAGATCGGTGGTGACGTTGGAGGCCTTGTCGGCGGACTGGGCGGTACCGTCGGGGGGGCCCTGGCTGGGGCCGCTCTAGGGTCCGTTGTCCCAGTCTTCGGAACCGCAGTCGGAGCGCTTGTCGGGGCAGGGATTGGAATGCTCGGTGGCTGGTTAGGGACCGAAGCGGGAAAGATGGTTGGAGAGAGCTTGGTCCCCGCTTCCAAAGAAGCCTCAGTGACTCATCTGGCCGGGTATTCCATGGGGCCGTCGGGCCCAGTTGCAACACCATCGGTGGGGGAACGGCAATCGGACCGAGTTGCAGCGCCATCGGTGGGGGAGTTGCCGGCTTTCAAAGACGCCTCAGCGACCCAGTTGGCCAGGCATTCCCTGGGGCCGGCGGACCGAGACGCAATACCATCGATGGGGGCGCTGCCTGACAACAAGGTTGCGTTCCGTCGAGACCTTGCCGGTGCTTCAATTCCGGCCCAACCCTCTGAAACCTCAGGCTCTCAACTGGGGAAAAGCCAACTCCCCCAGAGCGCCCAAAGCAGTGAACTGGTCCAGAAGCTCCAACTCGAAATCAACGACAAGACGACCAAAGCCAGATTGGAGACGATCTCGGCTCCTGACTACATGAAAACCAATACGGGATCATCCCGCGTGGCCAGGGGGGCTTGATGGCTTTCAAAGTAGACCTGCCCAACCTGATTGCGACTGACCTTACCAGTGCCTTCGAAAAGACCGGCCGAAAAGGTCTTGGCACCGGGAGCTACGAAGCGCCTGGTCAGACGGCCTGTTTCTTCATCGTCGAGAAGACAAAGCTTGGAGGCGGGCAGTCGATCGAGACCTCCGAGTTCCCGTTCCAAGGGGGATGGGGAACCAGGTCACTGAATAGAAAGGTGCAAACCTTCACGGCCACCGTATCGATCTGTGGCCGCGACTACATGGGGCGCCGCAATGCCTTGGTAGAGGCTCTCGACCAGAGCACCGACGACGATTCGCCCGGCACCATAGAACTGCCTTCCTGGGGCCGACTTCCTGTTGTCGTCCAAGATTGGGAAATCGAAGAGGAAAACCAGAAGCAAGGCCTAGCGACCTTCAGCCTCACGTTTGTTCGTGCTGGGCTCTCGGTAATCAAGCGGACTCTTGAGGCATCGGTGCGCAAGAGTCTGGCCGCGCCACAAGTCCAGGGGGCAGCAGAGCAGCTGAAAACACGATCTTGCATCATTCTTGAGAAGAAACTCCCGGCCTCGGCGCTATCACCCAACATGCTTCGCCAGGCGTTCTCGACCATTTCGGGAAAGCTGCAGGAGTTGGTCGGGAGGGTTCAGGCCGCTAAAATGGTCATCGAACAGGCGGCGGCCAGCGTGCAGTCTCTGATCAGTCTGATTGCCCAAGGTGTATCGTCCCCGAAGGTTTTAGCCTTGGCGATGTTTGGAGCCTATCAGACCATCGCCTCTGCCGTTCTTGACCTGCTCGATTCCGAGGATCTCTCCAGCCAAGTGGAGCCAGTCAAACAGATTTTGAATGGACACCTGAATGGCCGGAATGTGCTTTTGCAGTTGATGGCCGAGGACATGCGCCTGGATCTTCCCGTCGGGTCTAGCCGTGATGCGATCACGTTGGCCGCAGTGACGGCCGTACACCAGGCGGGGATTTTCTATGCTTGCGGGCTCATCCTGCCGACGGCCGCCAACATCAGCCAGAGCCAGGCGCGTGACCTTATCAGCCAGAGCCAGGCGCGTGACCTTTTCGCCTTGTTCGTCGAGATTGAGAACAGGATTGATCGCTCTGACCCCGACATGTATTGGTTGTGCAGTGAGCTTCGGTCATCGGTCAACGACGCCCTATCGTCGCTGGGGCTGGAGTCTGAAAAAACCAGGGAGTTGTACGCCAAGATGCCGGTTCTACCTCTCTCGAGCGATCTTGGGGTTTCAGCCGATAGCCTGGAAAACCTCAACCAAATCGAAGACCAGCATGCGGTGATTGGTAAGGTGCTCTATGTCTGACGAGAAAGTCGAAGTCATCTTCGGCAAGGGAACCGCCAAGGAATTCATTCCCAACTGGACCTCGTTGGTCGGACGAAAGAGCCTCGATGAGCTGTGCCACTACATCGAAATCGAGACCGACGTGGCCGATCGTAAGCGGATCGCCAAGCACATGAAATTTGGCATCTACTACTCCAGAACTGTCAACAAAGGATTGTCCATTGTTCGAAAGCCCGTCCTCACTGGCCTAGTCGACAACGTGGACCTCGAATCCTCCTCAAAGCGGTCTAGCTTCAAGTTCAATGGTCGGTCGGCCGCCCGCAACATCGTCGATTCAAAGTGGTCTGACACGATCAAAGGAAAGACGCTTTTCGGAGTCGTCAAGGCCATTGGAAGCAAGTTCGGAATCGAATGTGCAATGCTCGGAACCGGACGTACTGATACTACGGCCGTCATTGAGGAGTTCGCCTTCGAGAACGAGTCGCCCTGGGAGCTTGTCCAGCAAGAAGCCGCCAACCAAGGGTTCTTGGTGACCTCGAATCAGATTGGGGGATTGTACGTTTGGAAGCTTGCCTCGGGACAGAATGAATGGGGTTTTACCGTCAAGGAGGGGGAGAACATTACTTCGTTCAAAGATTCCGAATCGGGATCCAACCAATTCTATAAGTACATCCTTAAGGCTGATGGCATCCAAGAAGAAGGAAAAGACGACACCTGTTTGGATACCACTCGGGTGCTGACTCTGAACCTGCCAGATCGAGATATGAAGAAGGAGAAGTTAAAAAGACGAGTCGAGACAGAAATTCGACGCCGGAGAGAGCGTCGTATCAGCGTTGGCTTGGCATCTTGGGCATTGCCCTCCGAGCTTATCGAAGCGAACAGCAAACGCCCCGGGGGCAACGAGATCTTTTGGGAGCTCAATTTCCTAACACCGGTACAGATCCCCACTTTGGGAATCAAGGATAACCTCATCACATCCCAAGTCGAATATCGGGCGGACAAGGCCTCCATGTCTTGTGATGTGCAACTATCCAACCCCAAGGAGTATTCGTGACCGATCCTGCCTTGCGTAACATCGCGGTTCTCGGTACCCAGACCAAGCGGGACAAAGAAGACATCGAGGTCACCACGCGATTCGGTCGAACGATCCCGAAAGGCAAGGTCCGAGAGCTGTTTCCCTACGGGTTCGCGGCCCGTGCAAAGTCTGGCACCGTGTTGGTCTTGTTCGAGGGAGGTGATGTTCGGTCACCAGTCATCCTGCCGGTCTCCGACCAGGAAGGCGTCCCCGAACTTGAAGAAGGCGATTCGGCTATCTGGACCGCCACTGGCGGTCGGGTCATTGCTCGCAATGATGGGTCGGTAGAGATCCTGGCCACTGACGGGTCGGAGGATGTGAAGCCGATGGGATCGGTCACCCTGACTCCGGAGGGCAAGGCGATTGTCCATGGCAAGGACGGGAAGGCCAGTGTTGAACTCGATGCGGACGGGGGCGTCACTGTGATCGCCGACGGTTCCACTGTCGCCCTGGCCCCAGGGGGAAAAGCAACAATCACGGCCAAGGAGATCACTCTGACTGGCGGGGATCTGGTAGTGGCCGGAGCCGCATCCCCTTCGGGATCCGGACCTTTCTGCGCAATCCCTAACTGCCTTTTTTCCGGTGCCCCCCATGTCGGTAACAAGGTCTCGGGGACCTAGGAGGGACTATGGCGCTATCAGGAGATGAGCTTGGATCGGCCATCAGCTCGGCCATCTCAGGACTTGGGGATTCCGCAAAGAGCGACCCGGCCGCAATCTGGAAGGCCGTTGGCGGGGCGATTGTGGACCACATCAAGAAGGCTACAATTACTGTTTCTGCCGGGATTCCTGTAACTACAACTGGGACTGCGGTGGCACAGTCTGGAGTTACGTCAGGCCCCGGATCGGCGACGATTTCATGACTCCTGCAACGGTAGCACTTGAGCAATGGCGCTCAATCACACTCCTTGCTGCAATGACCTTGGGCACCGACCAAGGCACCTGGTGGGGCGATCCAGAGTTCGGGAGCCGACTTTGGGTCTTGAGGCAAAGCGGAAAGGTTGATGAGGCCATGGTTCAAGCCGTGAAAGCAGAGGTTGTCCGGGCTCTTGGCTGGATGAAGGATGGTGGATTGATTAGCGTCGATCCTGCCGTTGAAGCCTGGCAGAACGGTCGAAACCGCATCGACTATCGGGTGCGGATGACCCGTCCGACCGGGGTCGTGGATGTCATGGAAGGGGTCTGGTATGGACTTTGAACGCCCCAGTCTGGCGGCTCTAGAAAGCAGGGTTAAAAACGATCTGATGTCGAAGCTGGCCCCTGTCGCCAACACCCCTAAATACAATCTCCTCCAAATGATCGGACAAGTCGATGCGGGGAACTATCACCTGCTTCATGGTGATCTTCAGTTTCTGGGGAGGCAGATCTTTCCAGACACGGCGGAACGCCGATTCTTGCGCGCCCACTGGTCCGATCGAGTGAAACCCAAAAACGCCTCCCCTTCGGTTGGCTTTGCCGTCTTTACAGGCGCCATAGGTCTGTCGGTACCATCAGGGCTGATCATGGCCGCCGACTCTGGCCAGACGTACTTCACCACTCAGCAGATAGTGATAGGAGGGGCAGGCACCATATCGGCACAGGTGCAGTCTGTAGAGGCTGGTTTCGCGACATGTTTGGCAGCGGGTGCCACACTGAAGATCACCTCCGATAAGCCCATCGGTCTGGATACGGAGGTGATCGTTGGTCCAGAGGGTCTGGCTGGTGGCGTTGACGAGGAAACTGATGCCGCCTATTTGAGCCGGGTCATCGCTTACCAGAAAACAGGTGCTCGGTACGGCAAGAGAGGGGACTTCGCGGCCTGGGCCGTGGACTCTTCTGCTGAGGTTTCGAAGGCGTTTGAGATCAAAAACTATGGTCCTTTCGGTGTGCTTCTGATTCAGGTGATAGGGGGCGACCAAACTGCTGGAGTCGTCCCAGTTGCGAATCTTGCCGTGGTTCGCGACTACATCACTGAGGTCGCACCACCTGTTGCCTTCGAAGTTCGAACACCAACGCTGATTCCAGTCAATCCGACGGTAGTCTTGCTACCCACTGAGGACACTGCCGCCAATCGTTTGATTGTTACCCAGTGCCTTAAAGCTTGGCTTCAGACCTATGGAAAGCCCGTTGGTAGCATTACCCCCGACCAACTACGGGCATCCTTTGTGGATGGGGCACTGATAACGGGCGGGGCGGTCATCCTTCCGGCAAACCCCTTTGTTACGACAGCATTTCAATACCCGGTCTTGGGGGTCATCACATGGGGCAACTGACCGTTCTGAGCGTCTCCGATTACCGAGAGGCCCTTCGAAAACTCTACCCCAGGGGTGCCTTTTGGGATCAACAGTTTAGTGACCCCACCAGCGATCTTTCACTCCTTGTGGACGCCAAGGCCGAGGAGCTTCATCGGTTCAAAACTAGGCGGGCAGCTCTCTTGGAGGAAGGCTTTCTGGACAGTGCCTCCGAGCTTCTTGGTGAGTGGGAAAGGAGCGTTGGCATTGACGGATCTGGAAAGTCAATCGATCGACGTCGGGTGGACCTGTTGGCGGCTCGTCGAGGGTTTATCACGAAGGATCTACTGAAGATTGTCGCGCCAGAATTCTCAGTGTCAGTGGTTTCTGTTAACTCCGGTCTGAAGCCGGCAGTGTTTGGTTTCAGCAAATTCGGCCAACGCCTACACACTCCCGCTGTTTTGGCTGTGGTGTCTTTTAAGGTTCAAACGTCAGAACCAGCTCTGCTCAACTACCTAGCATCGCTTGAGAGGTCTCTAGGTGAGCCAAGACATCCGGCCCGGTTCGGCTTGGTGAAGTTCAATGCCCGTATGCATAGGCCGTGGGCTTGGCAACTTGCTGAGCAGTGGGCCATTCGCACCAACCCCCAGATTCACGCGGCCTTTGAGGCCTCCATCGTAGAGCGGATCCTGGCCAACCAGGTTCCGGTATTTCATTATAAGGCGGCATCGTAATGGATATGTACCCTGACGAGCAGGTCGTCGTCGTTGACGGAACTCCAGTTTCTTACCCGGGATTGATCGACGGCAAATTCGCCTCTGGAAACATAGCTGATCCCTCGCAACCAGCCAGCTACATCCCGGCAGAGACGGTGAACCTTCTCCTTGATAACACGGCGGCTCTCTTAAAAAGAGTGGGCTTGGAACCCAACAACCATGACCCCGACCAGCTTGGCAAATTCGCCGACCAGACTGTTTTGAAGTCCGCTATGTTCCGGAACAAACTTATCAACGGGGATTTTCGATTCTGGCAACGGGGGGTCACTCGAGCCTCTATCGGTTATATGGCAGACCGTTGGATATTCATTGCTACTGGTGGGGCTCCTGCTTTTACTTATAACCAACAGCCATTCACTCCCGGTCAAATAGAGGTGCCTGGGGAGCCGAAAAACTTCGCTAGGATCGTTTTAACAGCCGCCCCTGACGCCATTACGGGCCTGGCTCGTTTTGTTCAGTACATTGAAAGCGTCCGAAGCTTGGCGGGACGCAAAGCTACGCTATCTTTCTATGCTAAGGCTGATTCAGCCAAATCGATTTCCGTGGAACTTGCCCAGAACTTTGGGAGCGGGGGTTTTCCGTCATCGGACGTTTATGTCAATGGGGGGAAGATTAATCTCTCGACATCGTGGCAAAGGTTCAGAATCCCTATCACTGTACCGTCGATTTATGGGAAGACCATAGGATCAAGCGGCGACCAATACAGTTCTCTTGGCCTTTTTCTGTGGGTTGCGGCTGGTTCCGCCTATGCCGATCGAACCGGGGCCCTCGGAGTCCAGACTGGCACCTTCGATTTCGCAAACGTTCAGCTTGAAGAAGGTGACATCGCGACCGCTTTTGAACAGCGGCCAGATGGGATCGAGTGGATGCTCTGCCAGCGTTTTTATGAAACCGGCTATTCGCAGATGCTCGCTGTTCGAATTAATACTGGGGGGGGATACTATCACAATTATTGGACAACTCTATACAAGTCAACCAAGAGGATCATTCCGACAATCACGCAAGAGATGATATCTGGTGCCACCTTCGGTGGTTGGACCTCAAGTAGAGATGAACTTCGAATTGCGGCATACACAATAGGAGACTCCGGGGTTGGGATCAACACTCTGGCATGTAATTGGGCCGCCGACGCTGAGTATTGAGGAGATAAAAGTGTACAAGCATTACATTAGGACCAACAAAGACGGTGAGGTAGTTCTCGCATACTCCAGCGCGTTCAAAGAACAAGAGCAGGGTGACATCTGCGTCACCCCGGACGGAACCGACGATCGCCATTATAACCTCGACTTGTTCTGCGACGGGGTGGCCCGGCATGTCTACAAGAGTGGCAGGCTGATCACCAGGACCGACGCCGAAATCGATACCCTGGCGGCTCCTGCAAAGGAACGAGCCACGACGCTGGCCCGATTGGAGGAGTTGGACAGGACAGTCTCCAGGTCGGTGGAAGACCTGTATGAGGCCACTAAGACGACGCCCCACAAGGCAGTGGCCGCAGTCATTAACGAGAAAAAGGGCCTTCGAGAGCGTTTAGCACAATTGGTGAAATAACGGCTCTGAGGTAAAAAATTGTTTAGGTGGGCTGTAGGCTCACGTTATGAAAACACCGCTGACCTACTACGGAGGAAAGCAACAGCTTTCTCCAACTATCGTTTCAATTATCCCGGCACATCGGATCTATGTTGAGCCCTTTGTCGGGGGAGGGGCGGTTTTCTTCGCAAAACCGGCCTCTCCAGTCGAAGTGATCAATGACATTAATAGCGAGTTGGTCAACTTCTACCAGCAAGCGAAAATCAACTTCCCCCTTCTCGAACAGGAGATCCGAATAAGTCTTCACAGCCGTGATCTGCACAGGCGGGCCAGGGTTGTGTACGAGAATCCTGATATGTTTGATGCATTGAAGAGAGCCTGGGCCGTGTGGGTCCTGGCCATACAGTCCTACGGGGCCAAGCTTGACGGAAGCTTCGGTTACGACCGCTCAGGACAAACCTCGAAGAAGATCGCGGCTAGACGGGAATCTTTTACAGAGGACTTGGCATTACGCCTTCAGCAAGTGCAAATCGAGTGCGCCGATGCTCTGCGAATAATTCGAAGTCGCGATACGCCAGAGACCTTCTTTTACCTTGACCCACCGTACTTCAATTCTGATATGGGCCATTACGACGGATACACCGTAGAAGATTTTGAGATGCTACTGAAATCGGTGGCACAGGCCGAAGGAAGGTTCCTGCTGAGTTCGTATCCGTCAGAACTTCTCAAGGATTACGGCCGCAAACACGGTTGGAGGTCCTACGAAAAACGGATGGCACTAGCTATGTCGGCGGCTTCATCCCTAAGGACAAAGGTTGAAGTTTTCACGATGAATTTTGAGGTCTCTGACACGGCACTAGAGGGATGGAAACGAGTGCTCTGA